TTCGTAGGTTTTGGGGTGTTCCATACCCGTGTCCATATAAATGAAGTCAACATCATCACCATATAAATTTTTCATTAATTTACATAAGTATGCACTAGTTCTTCCACCGCTAAAGCTAACTACCTTTTTAAGACTCATTTTTATTCTCCCTTTGTTGATTTACCTGTAATGATAGAGCATAAAATTATTATAGCAAGTAATATTCGATAAAAAGACAATCTATTTCAAATGAATCAGCCTACTTGCACTTAAAATAATAACTATGCTATACTAACTACGTTATTTGGACTGAAGCCCAGATGATAGGAAAGGTTTAGGAGATGTTTCTGGTGGTTGTTAAAATAATCACGCTTCAGCAGAAACTCTACCTAAGCCTTTTTTTTCCTCTGAAATTCACACTAAATAACCGATATTCTCGGTAACTATCGTAAAACAATCCGCCCAAATCAACAGAGCAAACGATTACCAAAGCAGCACCAGCTAATCTAACGAAAGCGAGATTGGCAAAGCTTACGAAAGGACTCATTTTTATAGATGCTTTGTAAGTGGATTATAGACCCGGTGCTTGTATCCCTACACTATTAAGGGGGTGCAATAAACAGAATACTTTAAGATACGATGTGATTCCAAGTTCAGGCCTTGTAAAAAGCTTTTCTGATAAGTGTTTTGGTAATATTGAATAGTAATATCTAAAAGATAACAAGCGCCCACATGGTCTAATCGGACTTTAAGGGGTCTAATGATTCTTATTGTCAAAATTTACCAGCCTAAAATAACTCACAAAATACATTGCTTATTGATAAAATACGCCTATAGTTAGTGGTAATTAAACCGCTAAGGAGAATATGATGCGCCCAAGGCATTGTTATGACGATGAAGATTCACAGGTATACAATGATTTAAAATGGATAGAGTCTCAATTAGACCAATTACCTATATCGATGCAAAAAAAAGTGTGTGAACGTTATAGTGATATATACTTAAAATTAACCAACGAGGAAGATTTTAAGGCTAGGTTTAGAAGTAATACTTGGCTTCGCCTTACAGTAAACAAACACAAAGTAAAACAACAGGAGGACTACTTTTAATGAAACTTTATCCACTACGACCGCATCAGGTTGAAACTATGCGTCTATTACGTGAGTCTTTCGCCAACAATCTAAAAAGACCGTTAGTATATTTACCAACAGGGGCTGGCAAGACAGTTATAGCGGCACATATTATAGCTGGGGCGTTAGATAAAGGGCGTAGAGTTACATTTGTAGCACCAAGGATAAACCTGTGTGACCAAACAGCCAGAAGTTTAATGGCTCAGGGCCTGCCAAAACCTTCGATAATGCAAGCCGACCATTCGTGGTTCAATGCAGGCTCTAGGTTTCAGATTGCTAGCACACAAACACTAACAAGGCGTAGAAACTCTATAAAAACTGACTTATACATTATTGATGAGGCACATTTATCATTTAAAGTCATTAGTGATATAGCAGAAGAAACAGACACGCCAATGATAGCGTTAACAGCTACACCTTTTACAGTTGGTCTAGGTAAGATTTATAACAACTTAATCAAACCTACATCATTAAGGGGATTAATAGACAATGGTTTCTTAACAGATATCACTTGCTATTCGCACTCAAAGCCAGACCTAATTGGAGTAAGAACCAACCAAGGCGAGTATGATAACAAGCAGCTTGGAGAAAGGTGTTCGGATGCTAAGCTAGTGGGCGATATTGTTAGTACTTGGTTAAAGTTAGGAGAAAATAGACAGACTATATGCTTTGCAGTCAACGTTGCGCATGCTAATTTTTTAGAATCTGAGTTTAACAAAGTGGGTATTTCCTGTGCCGTGGTTGTTGGTAGCACACCGAAAGAAGATAGGGATGAGTATTTTAATAGCTTTACCCGTAAAAATATCAAGATACTAATATCAGTATTTGTCTTATGTGAGGGTTATGATGGTGATGTACGATGCTTAATTGATGCCGCACCTACCAAGAGCGAGGCTAGACACACACAGAAAATAGGTAGAAGTTGCCGGATAGCTGATGGTAAGGTTGATGCTATAGTGCTAGACCATTCTGGAAATATGCAGCGTTTAGGGTTCCCGGAAGATATCGAAGTAGAAGAGCTTGATGATGGTGATAAGAAAGAATCAGCAGAGCGTCAAGAAAAGAAGGCCAAAGAGAAGAAGGAAAAACTCCCGAAAGAGTGTCAGAAGTGTAAGCACTTAAAAAGAGCTAATGAGCATGAATGCCCCAAGTGTGGATTTACCCCTAAGTTCATCGAGAATGTAGAGATTGAAGAAGGTGAGTTAGTCAAAATTAAAGGAAATAAATACAGCAAAGACGATAAGCAGCGTATATTTGCAGAGTTAAAAGGCTATCAACGTGAAAGAATGCTAGCAGGTAAGAACTTAACGGATGGCTGGGTAGCTAATACATATAAAGATATGGTTGGCGTATGGCCTAAGGGATTACGAGATACACCGTCACAACCTAGTGAACAGGTACGTGGATTTATCAAACATAAAGCTATAGCGTGGGCTAGGTCTAAAAATAAAATGAAAAATAACTTCTAAATATCTTGCTTTATTATTTAAAGCGTCTATTGTTAGGTTAATAAAGTTAATAAGGAGTTTGAAATGTCAGATAATAAAAAAATGTTGCTAGTGGGGCTTATATTTCTATTTGCTGGCTCTGTTGAGTACTTTTTAATGTGGGCCGGATTGTAATGAATGATTTAGATATATGTAAAAGAATAGCAGAAATTGAGGGTTATAAAGTTAATCTTTCTATTAAATGCGAGGGTGTATGGTGTTCTAGATACGACAATAATTGTTATGGTATCTACAACCCACTAACAGACGATGCTTTGTGTTTTAAATTGATGATTAAATATAGGATAGAAGTATTTCCGTTAGGAAAAACCCTTTGGTGCGCTTGGGATTCTATAAACCTAGATACTCGCACAAATCACGATAACCTAAACAAAGCTATATGCCTAGCAATCATCAAGGTGAACAAAGGAGGGTTGTAATGAAAACAATTGATGCCGCTAAAGGTCACTGGGATACAATCCTAACCCACTACGGTTTAAGGTTTACTAATAACCGCCACATACAGTGCCCTATCTGCGAGCGTAAAGGGTCCTCAGGTATTAGAATTAACGAATACCGTGGTGATTGCTCTTGGATTTGTGTCTGTGGCTCAGGTAGTGGTTTTAATCTACTGATGGAGATGACAGGCAAGCCATTCAGCGAGATAGCCAAAGAGATAGATTTAATCATTGGCAATACTCATGACTATAAGCCATCCAAAGCCCCTGTAAGCCTCAGAAAGGCCAAAGAAGCAGCCAAACCAATAAAGGGTAGCTTAGCAGAATTATACCTCAAGGAAAGGGGCATACAGGCGCTTCCATCAATGTCAGTTGAATATATTGAATCAATGCCTTATTACAGTGACGGTAAGCAAACTGGAAGTTACCCGGTAATGCTATCAACAGTGACAGACTCACAGAGCTTGGAGGTTTTACAGTACCATTACACTTATCTAGATGGCACAAAGAAACTAGATAGAAAGGTTAGGAATGTAACAGACACAGATTATAAATCACCAGTTATTAGGCTGATGGAAGCTGAGAAAACCTTAGGCATTGCTGAGGGTGTGGAAACAGCGTTAAGTGTTTATGATAAATATAATGTTCCTTGCTGGGCTACAGTTAACAGTGGGTTTATGAAGAAGTTTCGCGCCCCTAATGGCGTTACTAAACTATACGTATTTGCTGATAATGATAGAAGTGGTACGGGCCATGCTGCCGCCTTTGAGTGTGCCAGAGCTAACCTAGCAGCAAGAAATGATGTGAGTGATGTTGTTGTAATGTGGCCTGATGAAATAGGTGATTTTAACGACTTAGAAGATAAAGAAAATGTATGTCATTGGGAATTCAACAAATAAACATTGCATTAGTACAAAATGTGAACTATCTTTAAACTATCAACTAACCAAAAGGATGCCAAGATGAACAGAGAAACTCTACTAAAGTATTGTAACGAAACACAAGCGAAGAATGTTAACGCCTACTTTGATGCTGATTGTAAAGTAAACAAAGCCGCTAAAGTGATGGGTGTTAATAGCTCAGTAATTAGCCGCTCATTATCAAGAGCAAAAAAACGTGCAGGTATTGCTAAGTTTTTAAGAGGAACGCCAGCAAGAACGAATAAGATATCAAAAGGATTAAAGATATTAGTTATACCGGATACTCAAGTTAAATTTGGCGACCCAATGGAGCACCTAACCGCTTGTGGTAATTATATTGTAGAAAAGAAGCCGGACGTTATCGTTCACATTGGCGACCACTACGACATGAAAGCATTATCATCATTTGATACAGCTAAGCAGCTAGAGGGTAAACGTGTATTAATAGATTTAGAGGCAGGCTACAAAGGTATGGATTTATTAATGAAGCCTTTGATTGATTATAACTTAGCTAATCCAAACAACCAATATCATCCTAGATTAGAATTCTGCCTAGGTAATCATGAGGTTAGACTTGAGCGTTATATTAACACTAATCCTACGCTATCAGGGATACTAGAATATCCAAGAGAATTTAGATTGGAATCGTGGGGTTGGAATGTTAACGAGTTTAAAAAGCCTATTATGATTAACGGATTTGCCTTTGCACACTATTTTTATAATCCTATGTCCGGGCGCCCGTATGGTGGCACAGCACACACTAAGCTAAACAAAATTAAATGCTCTTTCGTGATGGGCCATCAGCAGGGTTTAGACCTAGCCACAACCACCGGGAATGATTGTAAACGCTATTGGGGAATTACTGCTGGTTCATTTTATCAACATGATGAGGGTTATATAGGCCCACAGGCCAACGACCACTGGCGCGGATTGGTTATGATGCACAACGTTCTGGATGGTGATTGCGCTCCTTGCATAATCAATATAGACTGGTTGTTAGATAACTACTCAAACGAAGCCATAGGAGCTTAATATGGGCCACTACGACCCAGAGGATTTTAAGCATTTAGATGGCGCGGTAGCATGGCAAGATTTAGCACCACCAACCCCTAAGGATAAAAGGATACCAATGACAGAGGAGTATTTTTATAAGGTTTTAGCTATGAATGAGGAGCTAATATTTGAAATGAAAGATGAAATATCAAGATTAAAAATGAAAATTAATAAGCTGGAAATGAAGAAAAACAAGTGAACAAATGCGACCTAGTAAGTCGCTATCTTTTTCAAGGAGAATGTATGATTAACGCTGTCAATGCACTATTAGAATGTTTTGTAACCGGATTATTTACCGCCGCTATATTAGTGGTATGCTCTAGACTAGGTTGGTTTCCTGTAATTATTGTGGAGACTATGACAAAAAAAGAGTTTGATGAAGCAGAAAAGCTTGAGGAGGATTTCGATGAATAGCCACAAAGCATATGAGTTAGCGTTAAGAGATAAGAAGTTAATGCCAGTAATAGGATATGGCACAGCAGGAACAGGCAAGACGTATGGTGCATGTCAAGCTGCTGTAGAATGGCTCAGTAAAGACAAGAGGAAGAAGTTCTTAGGTGTACGCCCTAATGTATCATTTGCAGAGAAGAGTGGTTATTTACCGGGTACTGAACGCGAGAAGATGGAGCCTTGGATTCGTCCAATAATGCAGAATCTAGCTCTCAATGGTTTATCTTATAATCAGCAGGAGTGTATGGAGAAGAACCACGCTATACAGTATATGCCACTAGAACACATTCAAGGTATGACGTTTGATGATACCTTTATCATATTAGATGAAGTTCAGAACATGACGTTTGAGCACATTAAAGGCTTTATGACACGTATCGGTAAATATAGTAAGGTTGTAATGTGTGGTGATATTAATCAAGTTAGTCCTATGTTTCAGAACTCGGGACTAAGGGAATATCTTGAGATGGTAGAACACTTTGATATGAACGTGCATACTATTGAGTTCACACGCAATGACGTACTCCGAAGCGGTGTATGTAAGGAGCAAATCATAGCGTTTGAAGAATGGGACGCATTGAAGCACAAGTAAACAATGGCGGTTAGTAGCCGCCTATTTCTTAATACGCAATCCAAACGACGTTAATACACATACACCTAACCAATATTGATAATATTCAGGCATACCCTTTAGCACTAAAAACCCTTGTTCAATATGTGGAGCTGCTAATGGAAAGAAGCAAGCTATTGCCGGGATTGATAATACAACCGTCCAGTATTCATCTTTCCACGAGTAACGCATACCCTCAGATAAGATGGTTTCAAGCTCACCCTCTTTGTTTTCAGAGTTCATTATTCTAGTTATTTGCTGCTGTCGTATAGCTGTTTTGTTATCGTTCTTTTTAGCAAAAAACCCCGTTATAGGTGACACTAAGCCACCCACCATATCTGCAATCCACTTCATAAAAGCCCCTTTTAGTTTTAGCTATTATAACTTATTTTCATTTATTTTAATATTGTACTTGCACTCTTGATGGAATGCGCTATATTTACATTATCAAGTTAACCAAAGGAACGAGCAAATGAACTTTTTTAAAACTGAAATCAAATTAAACCCCACTTATGTAGCTAGCACAAGAATTACCATCGAAGCCAGAAGATACAGAAAAAAGTCTAACCGTTGGTATGCTGAGTTAAATAGTGGATTCCATATCTACGGTAATTTAGCTGAAATTAGTGGCGACTTAGCTACCATTAAAAAGGTAGTAGCGTACTGGACGAAAGAACACACAACAAAGTAACTAACAAAGCCCCTAAGGGGGCAAGGAGCAAGATAATGACAATGACATACGAACAACTGACGGAGAGGTGTATATGTTTAGAATATGGATAGAAGATTTAATTAATACTTTTGCAGTTGATAAATGTCATTATGTTTTTTATGAATATTTAGCTAGCGAATCAATATGGTTCGAGGAGCGTAGGGCGCAAATGATACCTAGTGAATACGAGGAAAGACGAAAAGCAACGATGCTAGAGTTTTAGCAACATAACCAACTATTAACGGGCTTTGTCCGATTTAATCAACAAAGGAAATATAAAATGACAATGACATACGAACAACTTACAGAGATGTGTAACTCTTTAGATGAAGAATTAACAGAAGTGTATAACGAGAATGGTAGGTTGCGTGAAACCAACTACGAACTCAAAGAAGATAATTATGAGCTACAATTAACGGTAGGCACATTAATTAAAACAGTAGCGAAAGGAGCAGTATCATGATGAGTTGTGATTATTTACTAAACACTATATACAACTTTGCAGAGCCGCCAAAGAAAAAGAAAATACCTAAGCTATCAGATATGACTAAAAGAGCTAGGAGTAGACAGGAGCGTATTTTAAGGATAACAAAAGATAAGCCAATGAGTGTTCGTGATATTGCTGATATGCTTGACAAAGGATACGAAACAACTCGGCAGGATGTGCGTTCGTTAATCATTAGGGGTAAAATGAAAAACCTTAGCGTAGGTGGTAAGTCAGCTTACTTTGTGAAAGCAATATGATTAATTACAACGATGCTGAGACTGCATTGAATTACTTAGTCAATACTGATGAAGAAGCAGCGAGAGCTAAAGCGTTATATGATGGTTTATATGAACAAAGGAAAACCATTAGAGCGGTAGAGTTTTTAAATGCCACTGGAAGCGCCGCAGAACGCACAGAGAAAGCTTTAGCGAGTAAAGAGTACCAACAGCACTTAGTGCTAATAAAGAGCGCTCATATCGACTATGAGATATTTAAAAATAAACGTGCCAGCAATATATTAATATGTGATATGTGGCGAAGTGTTAACAGCAACCAAAAGAGAGGGAATATCTAATGATAAATTACAATGTATACAAATACACGAATAACCCGGTAGCAAAAACTAAAAAGCTATTCTTAAAAGGTTTTATGGACGTTAAGGATGCTATAGAATACTATGAAGCTTATGAGCAATCTGAGTATATTTGGCACACAATCGAAGTGGAATATTAAGGAGAATACCCATGGTCACAACATTAACAGTGGTGATGCTAGTACTATCAGCAACAGGTAGTGTTACAAAGCAAACAATGGAAACGGTAACAAAGAAGCAATCTCAATGTTTAGCTGCACAGGAAATTCTTATCAAAAGAAAAGTGCCAGCAAATGTGAAGTTAATCTCTGTTACCTGCTCCACAATCGGCAGAATTTAATGGCGGTTGGTAAGCGCAAATGCAAAGCCTGTGGCGACTATGTTCGAGAGTTCATAGTAACGCCTAAAGGTGTATTCTGCAATATAGATAGTGCTGTTAAATACGCGTACAAGAACAAATCAAAAGGAGCTGACCTTGTTCATAAACAAAAGAAGAAAGCATTTAGAAGCAACGACAAAAAACTCAGAAGCGACATGGCACAGCAATCTTTTAATAAATATATCCGCTTTCGTGATAAGGACCTCGTTTGTATTAGCTGTGGCCGTAATCATACTGGTCAGTATCATGCAGGGCATTACAGAACACGTGGGGCGCACCCTGAGCTTAGATTTGAAGAATACAACTGCCACAAACAATGTGCTCCTTGCAATAACCATCTTTCTGGCAATATCAGCAATTACCGTATTAATTTGATAGAGAAGATTGGGATTGATAAAGTTGATTGGTTAGAGGGACCACACGAACCTAAGAAGTATACGTGTGAGGATTTGAAAGAGATAGAAATACTCTACAAGTCTAAGCTTAAAGACTTGCAGAGTAAGGATTAATTAGTACGGCGCATATCTGTCGTGCTTCTCCCTTTCAAACTCAGTTTTGCAGTGGCTCGGTTCCCAGAAGAATAGAGTGTTAATTGCTTTTTCAATGTAATGCCAACCCTTTAACTTTAGCACTTGAGCGCAATAATATGAACGAGCTGAAAAGGTGTAGAACCTACATCCACCAGTCAGTGTATTCAATGCATGGCTCAACATTGATAGATTTGTTAATATGTAATTCATTTTATCCCTTAACCGCTAATTAAAGCGGCTGTTTATTATACCATTAAGTTAGCTCGTACAACCAAGCTTCGAGTAGCACCATGTCGGAGCTAGTAGGTAACATTCTGCAATCTGAATTACCTGTAGTCCCAGCGTAATCAAAATAAATAAAGTATTCACCACTGCTTTGTTCTCTTGATGATAATATAGTCCTTGCTTGTGTGGTACCTAAGAAAAAGTTAAGGTTTGTGGTTCCTAAGTCCTCTATCTTTATGCGTAACATATACGTCTGCCCATTTGTTACTGCTACACTTTGATGAACCTCTCCTGTTTGTATCAGCATTCCCCTGTATTCCGCTGAGTAACTAGAGCCTGCTGAAACATCCCACCCAGTAGAATCAGTTTCAAATCTTGAGTTGGTAAACAGGTTATCACCAAATGGTGACAACATTTTAGACTCTTGCCCCAATTGGTTGGAGTTATGTATAAAACTACAGTAACTATAATTAACGTCATTATCCTTTCTGAATGGTGAAGAGTCAGAATTTAGTAAGTTATAAGCGAATGTAATGTCACCTACATTACCAGCCCCATTAAAATAAGCCAGTTTACATCTTGTTCTTGTGTCAGTGCCTTGTGGTACGTTTACAGTGTTCCTTTCAATTAAAACATTAACATGTGGTGATGTGTAGTTTATAAAGTATATACAACCCAACACAGTCCCAGTATTACCAGCAGGTATGTTGAAGGTGTTCCCTGAGATAGTTATATCGGTATTATTACTTCCTCCCGGAGCTATAACGTAAGCGCCGCCAACCATATTAACGGTATTATTTGAAAACGTGCTGCCGCTTGATATACTAGCAGATAGTGACGTTATTTGTTCTATAGTATTGTTGTACGCTTCAAAATAACCACCATTCTTACCTTCAATAAAGCTCACACCACCCTCTGGTTGATAAAACTTATTATTAGTTACAACGCCAGCACCACCTGAGAAAATACAACAACCTTTTAACCCTGCTTTACTGTAAATTTCATTACCATCAAAAATATGGCCTGTTGTGAGTGTTTGCACACCTGTTGTAAATGCAAATGATACAATACCAGCTCCACCCTCACCATCTAAGCCATGCTCAGGGTCGGTTGTGCTTATAGTGTGGAATTCATTATTCCTAATAGTTACATTCCAGCCTTGTATTTTTATAGCTCTACGATTAGAGCGGCCAATATAGTTATTAGCTATTGTCGTTCTGCTCGATGATAAAAGTATAGCAGGGTTGGCATCTGCAACTTGAATTATATCACCCTCGCGAGCAAAGAAGTTGTTAAAATAATTGTTGTGTATATTTACCGTGGCTGTTGCTGTTGATAGCTCTGGATTCTTAACTAATATAGCTCTGGTAGACCCTGCCGCCGAACCTACACTTCCAGTTGTTATTCCTCCAAAATCCTCAAATCTATTGTCGTGTATATTAGCAACAACAGTATCCCCTGTCAGTATCTCATCATAGAACAAATAAATACCAATGGCTCCTGAAGTTTCCGACCAGAAGTTTATAACCTCGTTATTGTAAAAATGAATATCTCTATGAGTATAAAATGCTCGTTGAGCTATCCCGCCCCCGTCAAAAATAATGCCACTACATTCGATTGATGGCCCTAGTGTTGCAGAAGCAAAAAACCACAACCCCTCGTTACCTGCTAAAGTTGTTATCCTAGAGCGTTCACCTGTAATTTTTAGCCTACCAATCTCACCTAAATCGCCAATTGATATTATAGTAGTTATTGTGTAAGCAACACTAGGTTTTGGGAAGTGTACGCTCAAATCGCTTCCGTCAGTAACACTAGCAAAAACAGCACTTAGCGCTAATGTGTCATCCGTAACGCCGTCACCAATAGCGCCAAATTGTTTAACATCAACAACACCATTAATACGCAATACCAACGACAAAGTAGGAACACCTGTGCACTGTACAATATTATAGGTATTCTCTGTAACGCTACTGGATAATACAACATCCCACATAGCACCACCACCATCCCCTGTAGTACGCTCTGCTACGTTGATAGAGTCACCAGCCAGTAAATTGGTTGCCGCTACTGCTATTGCAAGTGTGGGTTCATTGTGTACAAAGTCTCTATCTAAATCCTTAATCAAGGAAATAGCACCTGTAATATTATCAGCTAAACGTAAGGCGCTTGATGTATCATTAGCATCAGCTTCAGCCTCAGTAGGGAATAGCCACAAATCATAAGAGCCATCAATATAAGGAGTAATTAACGCACCACCTGCTGATATGATAAAGCCATCTATGTTTATCTCAGCTTTAGCGATAAGCGTTCCTAGAGTCGAATCTGTAGCCATGACTTTCGGTGCAGTAGTACCCGGCTCGTATGCTTTAAGCCAGTTAAATTTATAATCTCTATAGTTTGCTGCTGTAAAAGCAATTGGTGAGTAAGCCATGTTTATTTATTCCCTTTTAGGAGTTTCTTGATTGATTTTAACTGGTTCTTTTCGTTAATACCTCTTAGACGCCTAGCACCTTCTTTAGCGGCAAGAGCACCAGCACCTA